ATGGAACGTGAACGCGCCGTGCTGGTCGATCTGGTGAAAGAAGCGTATCCGCAGCTGGAGACACTGGTTAATTTGGATCGGTGGATGTCTGGCAGCTTTTCTGCTCCCATCGTGTTCGTGACGGCACAGGGAGTGAGAGAAGAAGCTAAATCCCTCACCTCGTACACAGCTGTGGCTGATGCGGGAATCGTGCTGCACTACCCGCTGGTCGAGGGCTTTTACCAACCGCTGTCCGTCGAACCGCTGAGGAGGCTTCTGCGCCAAAAGCAGTACAGCTATCACGGACAAGCAAGTGATCTGTTGATTGAGATTGATAGTTCAACCTTTCGCATCTGGAACGATCGCAGGGATCGGCTGGAGATCACGTTTCGCTTCACCTTTCACGTGGCGGTTCCGAAAGAGCCGGAAGCCAAAATCCATGAATTTGAGATCGAGGGGGAGTGGTCGTAATGGCTCGTAAAGCCAGGCAAGAAGCGGGTGTTGAATTGACGAAAAGCAAACAGGAATGGATCAAGAGCGCCTTCTATCTGGGAGCAGAAAGCTTCGAGGTAGCGGGTGCTCTTTTTCAAGAAGCAGCCCAGCAACAACTGACAGAAGGCACGGTTAAAAGAAAACTAAACACATACAGAGGCGGTGTATAGGAATGACAATCCAACGTGAACGTCCAGGAGTAACAGTCGAATTGATTGCCAAAGCGAAAGAGCGTGTAATGCCCAAAAGTGGCGTCGTGCTTGTGCCGTATCAAGCCGAGTGGGGAGCGCCTGATGCGCTAGTGACGATGTCGTCATTCGACGAGCGAATGAGCGAGACCTTTGGCGAGGTGGATACAGTAGAGCTGGCGGCAGAAGGCGGAGCGACGATCCTCGGATATCGCATCACTAATGGTGAAGCTGCAGCAGCTTCATATGAGCAAGCAGATTCGATCCGCATCGATGCTCTTTACCCGGGGCTGCGCGGGAATGATTTGCTCGTGACGATCCAAGCTTCGACAGCAGAGCCGGGCAAGGAGGAACTGCAGGTGACAGGGCCGATCTCGACCGAGAAATTCTCGTTTGCCGATGTGGCAGAGCTTGAAAACAAGACTAGCCAATCCATCTATGTACGCGTGAAAAAGCTTGGCGAGACCCCGGTTGCTCGCATCCAGCAGGTCGCTTTGACTGGAGGGGAGAGCGGTAATGCGCCACTGACCTCGGCAGATTCGACGAAACTCTTCGCCGCTGTCTCCGGAGCTGATTTCGATACCATGTATCTGCCGTTCCCGGATGCGTCCATCCAGGCTTCAGCCAAACAATTCATGAATGATCGCCGGACGCAAAGCAAGAAGCTCGGCACCCTCGTCATTGGCGGAGCGGTAGAAAATGATGCCGACATGTCCAAGCATGTGGAGCGCTCTGTAGCGCAAAACGCCCGATATGTCGTCAACAACGCGATTGCAGGTCAGCACAGCAACGGAAAAACCTACAGCAGTCTGGAGTGGGCAGCGTGGGTAGCCGGGATGATTGCCGCAACTCCTGCGCATGAATCGCTGACGGCCGTGGTCGTTCCGCTGAAAAAAGCGCACAAGGACTGGGGGCACACCGAGATCTTGCAGGCGCTTGGCAGCGGTACCCTGATTGCTACTCGGGACGGCAACGTGTATATCGTGGAGAGCGCGATCAACACCTTGTCTACCTTGGGAACAAATGAGCGCGAGGACTACGGCAAAATCCGTGTCAGCATGACACTGGACCAAATCGTCAACGACATCAATAGCGTCGGCAAAAAGTACAAAGGAAAGCTCAGCAACAATGATCTGGGTGGCGCAGTTTTTGTCTCAGCCGCTCATGCTTACCTGACCGTACGTGAGCAGCAAGGGGCGATTGACAGCGGTTGGAGCTTTACGGACAAGAAAGACGGCTCCGGGGATCGTCGAGGCTTCTTACTTTCTGCAAAACCGCTGGATGCGATTGAATACTTCATCATTGACTGGGAGGTGCTGTAAATGGCAATTGCACGCGATATCAAACTGAAGAACTGCCAAATTTACGACGAGAATGGGGACCCGATCTACGGAACGCTGGAAGGAAAAATGACCCTAAAGGTCGAGTACGGAGATACGAATCGCTTGCAGAAAGGGAAAATCCAGACCGTCAACGACTGGCATGTCGAGGTTACGCTGAAAATCACGGCTACCAATGCCGCGCTGAAATACTACTGCGTCGAGCAGCTGACCAATGGAAAAACGCCTGTATTGCCGTTCTTGATCGGCGAGACGGTAGACAAGGAAGCGGGCAACGTCGAACGCGTGCGCATTTCCAATATTGTGCTGAACCCCGATGAGATCACCTTGTGGGAAGCCAAAGCAGACGGAACCGACCACGCTACGTATGATCTGAAAGGGATGTCCAACGACAAGCCAGATTATCTGGATGAATTGCCGGATTACCGCGAATAGGAGGGATTGTCTTGAGCAAGCTGCAAAAATACCTGGAAAAAGCAAATGAACAAGCGCCAAGAAAAGAAATCACCGCGCTGATTGACGGCGATGAATGGAAGGTTCGCCAGTTGAATCTGACAGAACTGCGCGAGTGCGAAAAAATCGCTGACAAGGGGGACAAGACAGACTGGTTCCTCTACAACGACGCTCGCCTCGTCAAAGCGACAGAGCATGATTTCCCCTGGAATCAGGAGGAACTGAAAAAGGCCTACAAAGCGGGGACCAAGTACGAATTGGTGGAAAAGGTGTTCCGGGACAATCCGGATGGCTATACCAAGCTTCTGACCGCCGTGCGGGAAGTGAACGCTGGTGTGACGGAAGAAGAAGCGATTGAAGAAGCAAAAAACTGATTCGATCTGACGGAGAGGCCTGGCATATCTGCCGCGCCTTTTTAATGGGGCGGGGCCGACCGTCGGATCTGCTGGATTATGAAGTAGACCGGTACAAGCAAAAGCTGTTTCTGTTTGCTTGCCAGCTCATTGAGTGGGAAGAGCGGGAGAAGGGAGGGCTTTAGCTTCTCCCTCTACTCCAATGGTTAGGGCAGCAGAAAGCATAAAGGGAGGTGAGAGTGATGCTTACCATAAGTACGTTTCGGGAAGAAAGGCGGCTTTTCAGCACGATGCTTGCCGATGGTGCCAGACAAGCTACCCACACGGTGGAAGTTATCAGGCGGGAGACTCGAACCCTTCACGCTGAACTGACCAAATTTGCCACGAAAAAATATACTCCACAGATCTTATTGGAAGATAAGGTCAGCGGAACGCTGGTGAAGATAGAAGCCCAAATCGACAAAGTAGACAAACGCTCAAAGGCGATGAAGGTCGTCGAGCACGTCGATAAGGCACTGGAAGCAACCAAGAAGTTGGTCAAGGATTTCAACTCTGTCGTTTCGATTTCCATCGGAAGCGATTTTACCAGTTTGCAAAAGGAAATGCAGGAAGCGTTCCGAGAGCGCGCCTTGTATGCCGCAAAAGGGAAAACAGATCAGCAGATACAGGCATTTGACGAAATGACTCGCGAGATTGTGAAAATCAATCCGAATTTGCAAAGTACGGATGCGATGAAATTGATCTCCGCGAGTGAACAGCTTCAGCGAAATCCAGATCAGGCCAAGGCTTTTGCCGAGCAGGCGGCGCAGCTTGGGGTGACCACCACAGTCGAACCGAAGGAACTTTTGAGCATGATGACCACCATGGGCCAGTTGACGGGGATTCAGAATGCCGATCGGCTCGCCAACTCAATTCAGTACATGAGCAATACCCTGCAAGAGTTCAGCGGCAAGGAATTGGAAGCGATTATCGCTTACAGCAAAGAGAATGAAATGAAGCTCGACAGTCCAGAGAAATTGGCGACGCTTGTAGTCGAGCTGGACAAGCAAAGGATCACGGGAGATAAGACGGCTCCAACTGCCGATAGCCTCAAACAGACAGCGGAAAAAGTCGCTTCGGGTGAAATCCGTTCACAGGTAGGGAATGAAGCGAGTACCGCCTATCAGAAGGCAATGGAGCACAATCCCTTCCTGGAATTTCAGCAAGCACAAAAAGACGCGAGACAGGCTGTTATGGAACTTGGGATGACTGTTTCACGTGATGTTTTGCCAGTGTTGACGCCTTTAGCAAATGGCATGAAGGCCGTGGCCGACACGCTTAATGGGATGCCAGGGGTAAGAATAGGAGCGGAAATTGCAGTGGGTGTTGGCCTTTTGACTATGGCCGGGTATAAGCTGTTTCGATTTGCCACGCAAATTCATGAGGCTTACCGAAATGTGAAAAGCATACTAAAGCCGCAATCTACAGCGCCTGTCTATCCCGGAACGTCGTGGGGAACGAATAAAGGCGGCAATAAAACGGGTACAGGAAAAAAGGAACCAAGTAGAACGGGATCCACACGCCTTGGAAGAGGAGGAGCATTCCTCTCCGTTCTGTCTTCCTTGTTACCCATTTTCTTGGCGTCTTCCGAGCAAAAGGAATCTCCAGAGTTTGGGCTCAAAAAATATGACCAAGGTTTGCATCGGGACCTCGTATTCCAAAAATCAAATATCCATTCGTTCGCTATGCCTTCCGTTACGTCATCCATGTCAGCATCCGTCATTCCAAGCGATTTGTCCGGTTTAAAAAAGGCAGGTAGCTCTCTCCTCCGCAAGGTCCCCATCTTGCGAACAATCATGGGAGCCACCGAGATTGTGCAATCAGACAATAAACTGGAAACCGCAGCCCGCATTGGTGCAGAAGCGCTAGGCGGCTGGGGAGGAGCGGCAGCCGGAGCAGCATTGGGAGCGACGGTTGGCTCGGTTGTGCCGGTGTTCGGTACAGCGGTCGGAGGAGTCGTAGGCGGAATTCTCGGCGGAATTGGCGGTGCAGAGGTTGGCGGCATGCTATTCGACAAAGTAAAGGATTGGTGGCAGGGCGAGCCGAATCCACCCCCAACACAGCCGTTGGAGCAGCATACCACGCCTGTACCTTTGGGACCGCCTGCACCTGTTGGGTCCCCTGTTTCCCATGGTCCTGAAAAAGCTGGTGCCATCTCAGTGACAATCCCTCAAATCTCGGTTCCGTTATACGCAGACGGCGTGCTGCAAGACATCCCGACGATGCTGAACATGTTGAACGATCCGTCTATCGGGCATCGAATCAAAGTGATCATTGAAAAAGCCCTACTGGATTCGCTGGAAACACGAGGAGGCGTAGCGACATGATACGGATGCAAGGGAAGTACACGCTGACTTTTCCCGTCACGCCTGCGGAAATTCAGTTTCGCGGGTATGGCAACGATACGGAGCATTCAACCTCTATTACGTTAGCCAGTAACACCCGAATTTCCGGTAGACGTCCCAAAGCGATCTCCTTTGATTTTTTCCTGCCTGGAGATCCGAATGCGTCTTTTATCGAGGTGCAAGGTTACCAAGGACCTCGCCAGTGGCTGGCTGGGTTGGACCGGCTCACTGGCTCAGAGGTCCTGCTGACGATTGACGAGCTTGATCTGGCCTGGAATGTGCTGATTGGACCTTGCGACGGGAAATTTTCGGGGAAACAGGTGGATTATCACGGTTCCATTGAGCTGCCGCTGTTTGTGAAGGAGGAATTTTTGAGCTGGAGCAATCAGACGCAGCTGCTCACCCCTAGTGCAGTAGTGGTGAAGCAGCAGACCGCTCGTCCCAATACAAGTGGAAAAAAAGCGAAAAAGCCGGCTGCGAAAACAACGACAGAACCCACAGAGCAAGAACTGGCAGCCAGACGAATCGCGATCGACAGGAAGCTGGCCAGTGTCAATCGGGCTATTGGGACGTAAGGAGATGATCAGGTGAAAGTCATCTACGGCAAGGAAGCGACCCGATACGATCTGACCTCATCGGTGGTGGAACTCTCCTGGTCATCGTCGCGCGGTCAGATCAGTCAGCACTGCGAAATCAAGGTACAAGCTGCCCCGCCGCTGCAATCGGCGGGCTTTTTGATGCTGTTCGCAGGTGATGCGTTGAAGGAATCCGAACAGTTCTTTCACGGCCCTTTCGTCAATCCGAAGCGAGACGACAAGACAGGCGATCTGACTGTCACAGCCTATGAGCTGAGCTGGTATCTGCAAAAAAATGAGATTACTCGTACCAAGCTGGACGGCGATGCCGGGGTAGAACTGGGACGGATTATACGCACTGCGGGGATTCAGTTTGCCTGCCCTTCCTTTGGCTTTACTGTCAAAGAGCGGATCATGCCGCAATCCTACACCTCGTTGTTTACAATGCTGACGGAACAGGCGTATGAAAAAACAGGCGTGCGCTATTTCGTCTCCCATCAACGGGACAAGCTGACAGTGCTGCCCGAAGGTGGGAATAGCATCATCCCGATGTTTCAAGCCAGTATGCTGGAGAGCAGCTCGACTGGCGAGAGCATCGAGGACGTATACACGGTGGTAACAGTGGAGCGCTATAAAGAAGACAAGCTGGCAGGCAGTGTGTCAAAGGAAAACGAGAGTCTGATCAAGCAGATTGGACGGATGCAAAAGGTGATCGATGCAGGCGAGGAAAAAAATCTCGCCTCCCTTGCAGCCAAGCAATTATTAGAGCTGTCAAAGATTCCGCGCACCCGCTCTATTACGGTCAGGCATCAGGACGACCTTGCTGCCAGATTGCGGGCAGGCTGGCTGATCCGAATTCTGGAGAAGGACAACGCGAGCATCACAGACTGGATTGTGACGAACAGCAACACACGCTGGAAGGGCGGGTATTATACCGTGGACTTGCAGTTGGAAAGGAGGGGGTAGGAGATGTATTCGGTACTTGCGAGATTGCGACAAGCAGCACAAGAGGGCATGACGGACACGCAGGGCGAGTTCGGAGTTCTGCTGTCTATTTCTCCGCTCTCGGTAAAGCTGGACGAAGACCCGACGCCCTTGGAAGCTTATGAGATGGAGGTGCTGCGCTCTGCCAATCTGCGCGTCGAGGATATTGGCAGGAAGGTAGCCTTGATGCGCTGCACCAACGGTCAATATTTGTTGTGCGGGGTGGTGGAGTGATGTTTCCAGAGCTGAGTGGCAGTGAATCCTCCTTGATGCTGGGAACAGAACGTCCGCTTCCCTGGACCTATCGCTTTGATTGGCAGACCAAACAAATGCGCCAAGGACCGGATGGACGATTTCTGCGCACGACGACATATGCGGAGTATTTGGAAGAGATCGCAAAAAAGCTGCTAAACACGCGCCGTTTCCGCTATGCCATCTATTCAGAGCGAATCGGCGTCGATTTTCTCTCGGAGATCGGCAGGCTCAAGTCGGGTATTTCGCTAGCTGTCATCCGGGCGCAGGCTGAAGAGGCGCTGGAAGCCCACAGCGAGATCGAGCGGGCTCAGGTGCTCGACATCCAGGTCCAGGGCAAGCGAATTGTATTCTCGCTGGAATTGACAGGGAGCAGAGGCAGCACGAGATCGGAGGTGGATGCATGGCAACGTTAAAAAAGCCGGATATGCCCATTTTGCGGGAGACGGCAGACCAGATTTATCAGCGAATGGCGAATCGAATGGCCTTGCTGGCAGAACAGCAGGGCGATACACCGCCTGCGACAGAGGAAGGGGAGATCTTTTACGATTTGCTCTATCCGTTGGCTCAGGAGATCAGCGAGCAGCAGCAACTCCTGGAGTACGCCTTCTTGCAAGGATTTCTGCCGTGGGCAGATGATGAATATCTGGATGCGCACGGGACATTCTTTGGATTGAAACGCAACGACGGTGAGGATAATGACGCCTTCCGCAGTCGCTTGCTAGAGAGGGCCCGGACTGAGGAAGGGGACGGACGCAGAGGCGACTATGAACGCTGGGCGCGGGATATCAACGGAGTTGGCGGGGCTGTTGCCATCGAGAAGATGCGCAACGACTTGTCTGTCGATGTCTACATTACGGATATGAATGGACAGCCTGCCAGCCTGGAATTGGCCGAACAAGTGCAGGAGCAGCTTTCCGAAAAACGAAGAGCACTCCATGATTTGAAAGTGCTGCCCGCCAATATTTTCGAGGTGGAAATCGCCGTACAGCTGGTGCTGGGGAAAAATGCTGTTTTGGCAACCGTGAAAGAAGAGATCACCAAGCAAATTACCACTTATCTCAAAGGGCGTTCGACGATTGTGTACCAGCAGATCGGATCGCTCTTTTTTGTAAATGGAGTCGATGATTTTACCCAGTATACCTTGAATGGCGGAACCAGCAACGTGATTGTTGAAGGAGATGCTGTCTCTATTCTTCGTCTGGTGGTGACGACATGATTCCGGATCGATACAAAGAGGTGCTTCCTCCTTATTGGTACGAAAACAAGGTAGCTGAGTACCATTTCGCAGGTGCTGCCACTCCCATCGACCGTTTTGGGGAAAAACGACGCGAATTGGTGCAGCAGTTCATTCCCTTCGCTGCGAGTTGGGGACTGGATTATTGGGACTGGATTTACTTTGGCAAAAAGCAGACATCCACCCAGGAAGAGCGGCGCAAAAATCTGCAAAGGCAGCATTGGGCGTATTTAGGCTTTACCCCTAGTGTATTGCGAGCCATCGGGTTGTCTGCATCGGAGAACAAACAGGTAGAGATGGTAGAAGACTTTGCACAGAAGGTGATTCGCTACGTCTACCCAGCCACGGATCGCTTTGATTCAACTCATGCGGTTTTGTCTGTGGAAAAGATTCGCCCGGTGCATTGCAATGGCGTTGTGTTTGAGCCGGTGAACGGAGAAGTGCTGGCGTTTACTGGCTCCTGGTTTGTTGGCAAAAGGGCCTACCATGCCGCAGGAGAATTTCGGGCGGGTATGACGCCAATCAAATGGAGCGAGGAGGTGCCAGTATGATGTACCAGGATTATCTGACTGTGGCGCGGGATGATTTGCTCGAGCGGCTGCAGGGTGGAAGTCTGTTGATCAACGATGAGGTGTCGGTGCCCTTGCAAGGTTCGGCGATTTCCTCTCATCCGATCATCGGGTTTCAGCAGGGCATCGCCTTGCAGGTGCAAGCGCGGCATGTCGATTCCGTGCCGGTGATTACCCGGCTCAAGCTATTGACGGCGAGCGGAATAGTGGTGGCGGAGAAGAATGTGCACATCGTCAGCAATGGCGCTCAGTTTCTCACCGTCACCTTTGTTGTGCAAGTGAAAGGGGGAGAGTAGATGAGCTATCAGGCGAAGACGGATTGGACCTATGATACGCCTGTTACGGAGGATAACATCAACCGCTGGGAGCAGGGCATTTTGGACGCGCATCTGGCGTTGGAGAACTTGAAGCCAAGGCTCGCCCATGCCGAGACACGGATCAAGGCACTGGAGGATGCGCTGACCAATGATTTCCGGGATAACCGGTTTGTGATTACGTTGAATACGTTGGAGGGGCTGCGGGTGTCGGAGGGGTGGTTTGATGAGAGGAATGGGAGGTTGGTGGTGAGGTGATTTTGTTAATTTTGATAGCAAGGGGGAAAGGTAGCTGATGTCTACAAAAACTCTAACAGTTCCTTTTGTCGAGTCAACATCACGGAATAGGAGCCAAACCGTAACGATTCCAAAACTTAAAAATATCGTAAGTGTTACTGTAAATACAGGTAATGTATCACATACAATTAATGGTGAAACTGTTACTATTAACGTGTCTAATGGAACATATACACGATATACGACAAGTAGCTATGTAGATACAATTGACGTTAACACGTATAGGGTTTCGTATCCTGGCATAAGTTTATCCTATATCTGGATGGGCTCCACTCATGGTTGGGCAGAAGGATCTACTGGCGGGGTACCAAGAACTGCCTCTTATAATTCTAATGGCTATACCGGAGTTCTTAATTATTCGTCAGAATATATGAATGCAGGAACAAGTTCAGGTCCACCATCTTATCCAGGGAAAACTCTTTATGAGGTTGTAACAGGTTATACTTGTACAAAAACCGGGGTATACGATGGTAAGGCTTCAAAAACTATTACAAATTATACCTATTATTATGCTTATACGGTTACGATTACCTATTTGACAAATGATTTGCCAAGCGTAGACCTAATGACTGGGAACAATTTATTAAATACAGATGGGAATTGTGAGGATTTACAAGGATGGTCAGTATACAGTACTGATATCCTGACTTTAAGCCAGGCAGTAAAGAAGTACGGCATGCACAGCTTCAAGTTTAGCAATGTTGGAAACGACGGTTACAGGTACAAAGATAACTTATCGCTTGACGCCACAAAATATTATCTTGCTTCGGTCGACGTTTTCATTGAAAGCTTTACAAGTGGCTTTTACCGACTATTCATCTCAGACGCTGGGGGCTTTACCAACTCCATAAGCGCAAATGCGAACGTCACCAAAATTGGAGTTTGGCAAAATGTTTACCTTAAGTTTACCGGAAAGGCAAACACTAGATTAAGTCTTGGTAACGGTTCAATTACGACAGGTGTAGCTTATATGGATGGCGTCAGGCTATATGAAATTAGTCAAGAAATTTACAACAAGATTGACATAGATCCCGAGTACAGTGGGGATAAGCTAGTTGCAAAGTTCACATACACTGACCCTACTATCCCTTCTACACTACCAGAAAACACACCTCTCCTGATCCAAGGCACCGCCACCGACCCCGACGTGGGCAATGTCCTCACCGTCAAATACAAAATCAACAACGGCACGCCGCAGGCGCTGCAATCCGGGGTATCAGACGGAAGCACGCCTCTTTCTTTTGCCAAGACACTGACCTACCGCAACAAGCGTTTGCGCGACGGCAGTACAGATGTGACGGGAGCAGACCTGGCGGAGAACGTCGACCATACCCTGACTGTCTGGGCCGAGGACGACCAGGGAGGAAAAAGCACGGAGGTCATCCGCAAATTCCGTGTCATCCACAACCGTGCCCCGATCATCTCGGATCAAGACCGAAGCCTGGGTACGATCCAAAGCGCACCGAGCATCACCTACACCGTAGCAGACCCAGAGGAAAATCCGTTTACCATCACAGAAAAAATCAACGGAAGCACGATTCGGTCATACTCCGGTGTGCCCAACCGGCAAGAAACACTGACCATCCCCGCAAACACTTGGCTAATGCTCGAACCGGGTGTTCCGCATACGATGACCATCACCGCAGCAGACGAGCAAGGCATGTCATCCAGCCGTACCTTCACCTTTACTCGCCAAGTGGATGAGATCATGTTCGACGGCTTGCAGGTGCCGATGGAAACCGACATCGCAGCGGAGCGGATTTTGCTCACACCGGACTGGCAGATCCCTTTGGGAGCCGAGGTACGTGTGGAGGTTTGCAACAACGGTTTTGACGATGAACCGACTTGGGAGGACTGCACGATTCCGGCCAAGATGGGACGCGGTTACGCTTTTCTCAATACGGTCAAAACGGCAGAGAAGTGGGGCGTCAATTTCCGCGTGCGGATTCAAAAGGGTACGGCAACCAGTGAGGCCAGTCTTTCAGGGATAGGGGGAGCGTACGATGTCCATTTACCGTTATAATGAAAAGCCGCTGTCACAGGTCAAGCAGGAAAATGAAGCAAGGGAAAAGCCGCTGCAGACGTTGGAAGCGGAGTTGGCCACTTTGAAAGCCGCCGACCAAGAGCGGGAAACGCTGATCCAAGCCCTTGGCCAAGAGTTGGCATTGGTCAAGCTTGAGCTGATTGGGAAAAAAGGAGGCGAGGGTGCATGACATTCTGGAAAATCGCCTACTCGCATAAATGGGTGACCTTAGACCAGCTTCGCCTGGTCGTCAAAACAGCCGCGCGCCCGCACGGAGAAATCACGCCCGAAGAATTTACAGCCATTACCGGACAAGTTTATGAATCAGCAGGTTAGACTTTCCTCATTCGGGAGATACTAAAGAAGTAAGTCAAACATCATTTCATGTATGTGCTACATGCTAGGAGGCAATCTATGGAACACGGTAAAGTAAAGTGGTTTAACGCAGAAAAAGGTTTTGGTTTCATCGAGCGAGAAGGGGCTGAGGATGTATTCGTACACTTCTCCGCGATCCAAGGAGAGGGGTACAAATCACTGGAGGAAGGGCAAGAAGTTACATTTGACGTTGAAAATGGCCAACGCGGGCCGCAAGCAACCAACGTCCGCAAGGCTTAAGAAAATAATAAGGAAGTACAAAAAGCCCTTGCCGCTATGGCAGGGCTTTTTCAACGTGTAGGAAGTTATTAGTTTTGGGGGCGAGAGTGACCAAGGTGGAGCGGAAAAGGTGGAACACGCTTTCAGCGGACAACCCTGATACACTTCCTTGGGATGGCTGCTTTTGGCCGCGGTTCCGCCTTTGGAGTGGAAGCGGCCAGGCCGACCCCCAGCGAAGATCCCAACCCACCTGAAGCGTTTTCCCTTTTTCCTCGCCTTCACTAGAGTTGGTGGACCACCATACAAAAGGTCGCGGGTTTCCTAGTCTTTGCACAAAAAGGGAGGGAGCTATACATGAGGTTTTTTCAGTCTTTTGACACCCTGCTCACACCTGCAAATGGGTGGGCGATGTCAGCGGGAGCCACGATAGCTCCCGTATTTTATTATCTGTACGGCAGCGAACGGCGAGATATTCTGATCGTCCTGCTGGTCATGATTGCGCTGGACTGGCTGACAGGAGTGTTCGCTGCGAAAAAGGACCAGACCTATTCCTCGGATTACGGGCTGAGCCGGATTCCGCGGACATTGTTTCTGTTTGCTTTGCCGGCTGTCGCCAATCTGCTGGATCGGGTGGTGGGGACGCCTGGCTTTTTGTTTTTTGGCGTTACGTTCGGGTTGATTTACCATACGTGGACCAGTCTGACAGCGAATGCCTTCCGGGCAGGGTGGCCGCTGCCCAAGGCTGTCGTCAAGCTGGTGTCCTCGGAAATCCAGGCCAAGGCAGAGCGAGCGACGAGGAAGGAGAAAGAATGA